ACTAAACATCTTTCAGATAAGAAGTGTACAGACATTGCATCTAAATCAGAAGTATAAGCTCCTCCAACTGAACCAGTGATCCAGTTTTTAAATCTTCTATCTTCAGTTTCAGAAGCTCTGTATCTTACATGTAAGAATGGACGTCTGATGTTTGAACCTAGCATTTGATCGTATACTGTTGAAGTTCCAGCAGGAACTAAAACACCATCAATAGCTTTGTCCATACCCCTTGTTGAAGCATCATTTAGATATTTCCAGTCAGTTTTGTAGAAGTCATAAGAACCTCTTCTGAATCCAGAAAATCCAAAGTTCAATGCCATTTCAGCTTCGTTATCGAATAAACCGTAAGAAGCAGAAGCAGTAGAAGCATAACCTCCACCTGCCATAGCAGCAATCATATCGTCAAAATCAAGAGCAGTAGATCTTGATAAGAATAACATGTTTTCTTCAATAGCACCTTGCTTATCTAAGTTTTTAAGGATTTCATCGAAATCAGCTAAAGCACCTGAACCAGGAGCAGCAGCACCAGCAAAACCAGAATATACATTACCTCTTTGCTCGATAGCTTGGAATAAACCTTCTGAACCTTCATAATTTAAAGCACTTAATGCTGTAGCAGCACCTGTGTTAGGGTTTTTAGCATCTTGACCTTCAACCATCTGCATTTCTAAGTAATCTTCAAATCTTAGTCTTGTTTCAGACTCAGCTTTTAAATACCATAAATATCCAGAAGTTCCATCTTCAGTAGCTACTTCAACCCATCCAATTTGTGCAGTATCAGAACCATTAATTTCATACTTATCTTTAATGATAACTGGTCTGTTTGAAAACTGAGTAAAGTTTGGTTCAATAGAACCTTGCATTCCAACAGTTCCTTTTCTAAATTCTGCACCATAAACGAATAAGTTTACGTTGTCAGTACCTAAAAGAGCAGCAGGAACAGTACTTGATCCATATAGTCTACCAACGATATCCGTATCATTTACAGATATAACTAGTAATTTAGCAGTAACTAAACCAGTAGCTTGATCAGAGATCAATATAGTTTGGTTAGCTCTAACAGCATGCTTACTTTGAGCAGCTCCACCTAATCCAGTATCAGCTAAATTTGGTTTGATAGTTACATCATTACCAACACCTGTTCCACCAGCGTTACCAGCTGCAGATTGAGTAATATTAGCAGCTAAACCTTTATAAGCTACATGTAGTCTGTTTTGCTCTGACCAGATGATTTGATCTGAAGTCATCGGCATTTCAGCTCCAACCATTCTCAAGAAACCAGATAATGTTCTGTTTCCGTATCTTTCTACTTCTGCTTCATAAAGCTCAGGTAGATATTGCTGTGCAAAATCATTAGCTCCGTTATTGAAGTCTAGAAAGTTTGTTTCCAACGCCATCTTTTTTTGCGCTGGAATAATTGATGCAGGAAAACTCCCGCCAGTTACTAAACTCATAATTTTTAGTTTTTAGTTTTTGTTTCGTTTTTGTATTTTCAACTTAGAACTATCAACACCGTTAATTGCTTTTACTTTTAAACCATTTATAAATATATCTTTATTATTTTGTGGCCTTGAAGCCGTATCAATATTTTTAGATTTATTTACAATATTTTTAATTCCATCGGCTCTGCCTTGTTCATAAAAGTGTTGTGCAATGGTATCAGCATTTTTAGCAGCATATAAAGCCTTGTGATAACCTTCTACGTCTTCTATAGCGCCTTTATCGTTTAAGAACTTCTTAACTAAGGTCTGTAGTTCCGCTTGTTCATTAGCTACCTGATCTTTATTATTAACATTATAATTAAAAGTTTTTTCTCCTAAGTTAAACTCAAAACCTTTGAAATCCTCAGAAAAATAATTTTTAGTCTTATTAATAAAATCTTCTTTTTGCTTGCTTAAGTGTTGTTGTTTGTCGTTGTATCTATTGAAAAAGTCCATAGCTTTTTTTTGATCCTCGTTTACGTTGGGTTTCAACTTGATCTCCTCGTAATATTTACTTTTTGTTTCTTCCAAAAAGTTTCTGGCCTTTGCAATTTCTTCTTTTTTCGCTAATTTCTTTTTACGGATATCGCGATCTTCATCCACTTCTTCATCATAGTTGAAATTGTCTTCCATTATAAAGTCAATCTCTTCTGAGTCTAAATGTGGTTTAGTATTTTTGTAGTATTCTCTTAAAAGTGTTGTTTCATCAACTGAAGAATAGTCTTGATTTAATCTTACATAATCTTGTAAACTTCCACCTGTGTCCTCCATGAAGTCTACTACTTTTTTTAAATCACTTGGTAATTCTACTATTCTTTCTTTAACTTCTATCTCTGGTTCTGGAGTATCTTCAAGTTTTTCTTCTTTCTTTTCTACTTCAGTAATTACTTGTTCTACTTCGTTTTCTACAGGTTTTTCACTTGTTAAATCTACTTTTGTAACTTCAGGTTCAGTTTCTTCTTTTTTACTAAAATCAACCTTTGTTATTATTTCTTCTTTTTTTGAACCTAAATTTTTAGGTTTCTTTTTAATTTTAAATTCACCCTGGGTTAATTCACCTCCAGATGTTTCTTTTATTTCTTCTGACATAATATAATATAATAGTTATTAATTTTTACTGTGATAATAAGTCACTGTATTTAGCATTGAAATCAACAGGTGGTCCATCAGTAGACCTTTGATTTATCATTTCGCTCTGCTGACTACCTTCTAATTTTGTTCTTTTGTCTTTTCTGTCTTCAATCATTTCTTCTTTAGCTGTTATTCTCTCTACATCCATTTGTTTAAGTTCTAAATCATATTGATGTTGAACCTCCATTATTTGTCTCTTTATAACAGCTTCTTGTTCTAGTTTCTTTATTTCAAACTCAACTTTACCTTGTTCTATTTGAAGTTCTGTTTCAGCCATAGCTTGTCTCTTTTGAACCTCAGCCATAGCTGTTCTTTCAGCAGTTTCAGCTTGTGCTTGAGCTTGTGCTTGAATTTGAGCCTGTTGATTAGCTTGATCTTGAGCCATCTTCTGCTTTCTCTTAAACTTAAGGACTTGGTTAGCTAGTTTTAAGTTTTTAATCTCTCTTATTTCTATAGCATCTTCGAGATTTATGCTACCTTGTTGTATAGAAGCTTGTATGTTTTGTTCTAACATAGCTCTCTCTTCCTCATCAGGTGTTAGATCTAGGTATATACCAAACTCATATAAGTTTAACTTATACATGTCTTCTAGTGTTCCTACGTTATAAGAACTTATACTAGATCTTAAAGCTTCTTTAGTCAAAGGAAATTCTAAAGCATCTGAAATTCTAAATGATATGTTTTCTGCTGTTTTAGCTGACAAATATAAACTAGCTTGTACTATGTGTTTTGTAGCTGTATTAGAATTTGCCGCGGCTAGCTTTTGTAAACCAACTAAAGAGTCTTTGTTGGGAACACTACCATCTCTTGCCTCATTCAATCCAGTAGCGTCTCTCATCATTTGCAAATAGTATTGATAAGTTTGTATAAGACTTTGCATTTTAGCACCTCCACTAGAACTTTGTAACTCCTGTATAGGTACTTTACCTGGATTAGCGCCACCATCTTGAGTCATTGACCTACCTAATATACTACCAGTTTGAAAATACATATTTAATGCTTCTGCTGGGTTATAATTTGTACCATTACCTAAATCAACTTCTGCTAAACCATCAACGTCAAGAAACACACCATCAGGAACTACTCTAGCCAAAACTTGTTGTAGTTTTAAATGCGTTAATTGTATCATATCAGCAAAACCTGTCATCCTACCTACTAAAGATTCTATACGACCTTTATACATCTTAGGCGCACATATGTTGTAATTCATATTAACCTTTACTAAATTAGCATCAGGTCTAACCATGTTTTTACCTAGCTCCCATTTTAATATCATTTCATGGCCAAGTATCTTAGCTCCTTCATATAACACTTCTATAGATCTTTGTACTCTATCAAAATTATCATTTTTAGGTGGATTAAAGGTGTCAGGTTTTTCTAAAGCTTTTTCTAAACCAGTAGCGCCTTGCTTTATTTTAAACACTTGATCTTGATATGTCTTGTATTCAAAGTAAAGTACAGCTATACTGTTGCCGTCTCTTCTACCATTAAATTGATAATTATAACTTTCACTGCCAGGATATTTTTGTATTGTCTCTAACTCGTCGTCAGTTAATTGAGGAAACTCTTTTTTAATTTCACTTAAACTTATATACTTAACCTCTCCAACATACCATATGTCTTGAAAATTAGGATCTTCTGTGTAAGAATACACTAAATTTGCAGGATCAACGTAATCAACTTTAACACCTTCAGATAGATTAAAACTTGTTTTAACAGCTCCTATGCCTAGTATCACAAGATCTTCTGCCATTCTACGTCTAGTTAGATCGTATTTGTTAAAAGCTAGTGTATTGTTTATAGCTTCTTCTTCTGCTATTTCTATAGACTGCTTATATGTCAATTGCATATGAACGTCTAGCTCTTCTTTATTCTGAGGTAGATCTTCTGGGTTATCTGTAGAATACATATTCATACCCGTAACCTGCTGTATTTGATCTATTAGTTCTTGCGCTTGTATATCTCTAAGTAATTTAGCAGCATATTCTGTTCTCTTTTTTAAAGACTCAGGATCTTGAGCATATGCTTTAACATCATAAAGCTTACTGTCCATACCATTTACTACAATATCAACAAACTTAGGTATGATTGGCACAGGTTTCCAGTCTAAGTTTAAGTAAGATAAATCACCATTAATAGCTAGTTCATCTTTGTACTTTTGAACAGACTGTTCGGCTCGAGCATATAATCTTAAATTTCTAAATGTATTATAGTTAGTATTAAATCTACCTGAAACACCTGATCTAGTACCACTAAACCAGTCACCTTCAATAGCTCTACCAACTTGTCTACCATACTCTATACTCTGCTTAACCTCTTCAGGTACTACCTGATCAGGAAACGAACTGCCATTATAAGTTTGTATTTGCATTTATTTTATTATTTGTGATAAACTTCCATCGTTATTAAACTTTTTTATTCCAAAGTCAATACTCTTTTTAATTCTTTCCGCGACTGGTCTATACTTATTTTTATTACAAGCCATTATAGCTAAACCTGAGCTTATAGAAGCATCGTGTTTAGTTCTATTATTTATGTCAAATTGAGCCCAGTCTTCTAGTGTTTTTTGAAAATACATATCTCCTAGTTTACCACCTAAGTCTCCAACATGATCTTCTATATAACTTTCTATAGCTGCAGCGTGTGCTTGTTTAATATCTTCGCTTGAGTTTGGTATTCCACCTATTTCTTTCTCTGTGGTAGATAACTTATTCCAAACTTTATCCGGTCTGTTAATACTAAAACCTCTATAACCCCTTCTTTTTAGATAATACAAGAATCTAGGTTTATTGTTTTCACAAAGTATAGGCATACCATAAAATACTAAAGCCATCAATATTTCTTCAAAGAATATCTCGGCAGTTTGTGGTCTAGCTATGTATTCAAGAAAGAAGTGATTAGGAGGTGCATCTTCCATAGAAAACTTAGTTAATCCATGTAGTGATCCATTAGAACCTTTACCATCCACAGTACCACTAATGTCGTAGCTATCACATCCAAATGCTCCAATATGTTCATTCCCTGCGTATTTAACACCATTTTTTATAATCACTCTATTTTGAAGATTTTTAGGTGGAACCCAGGATATTATAAATCTACCGTCTCTATTGGGTACAAAAACAACTGATGTATCTTTTATACCGTTGCTCCACATAAAACTACCTTTTGTTGTAGCTGACAAATTGTTTACTTCTTCATTGTAGTCAATTTGTTGATATATTCTAGTTAGATTAAATAGACTATTCTTAGTCTCATCTCTAAAAGCGTGGGCCTCGGTCCTAGGGAATTGTCTGTAGTATTCATTTAAACTGTCTTGATCAGACTTGAGACCATCTACTTCATTATCCCAATGCTCAATTACTCCGATTGTAATTTCAACACCGTCTCTTCCGATTGTTTTATTTTCTGGCGTAGTGAATACAGGTAGTCCAAAAGTATCCATGAATCCTTCGTAGTTCCATTCCATAGGGATGAAAAGAGAGTACAAGCCAGAAGATGTTTGTCCGTTTCTATTTCTTTTTCTAACGTCTGAATTTGTATAGAGTTTTTTAAAATTGTTTCCACCTTTGTCTAATGCATTTGAAGTCGAGCCCATCATACATTTACCTACGATCCTTCGTCCTAGCCTTAATGTAGTCTTTGTTACTCTCCAGTTATTTAATATGTTATCAGGTCTTTCCCATTTACCACTTTCATCGTGAGCTAATATTTTTAACTTTTCACCATCATAAGAGTTGTCACCCGTATTTTTCCAATCTATAGTTGTATCTAATCCTTCTAGTTCAGCTAACTTAACATTGTCATCTAGTTTACGTCTAGTAAGCTTCGAAGCTGGTACCCTATACGCCAGTTCGGTTTTTGGACGATCCATACCATCTTGGATTGGTTTGAAAAAAAACGGATAGTTAACGGATATTGGTACAACTTTGTCTGTGAACATTTTTTTAGCATCTGCTCCAGATTTTGATAAGATACCGAATCTGGCATCTGAAGATATAGTTGCCTGGTTAACAAGCTCTGCCGATGACATAAAGGAGAAACCAGACCGTCTGTTTTTAAGATAACACATTCCATAACATCTGCTATCGGCTTTACATGCTTCCCAGAATATAAAGAAGAGTCTATTTGCTTCTCTATAGTCAGGTGCTCCGATATCGATTTTTGACCACTGCAGATACATGTAATGAGTACCAGTGATGTAAGTAGGCATACCGTTATTATAAAACCAGTAGCCATCTGATCTACGTTGAAATTCTTCATCTATATAATCAAACCATTTTTCTTTAAAATCTGTAGGATATTCATCCCAATCAAATCTACTTTTAATTCTCTTTAATTCTTTTGGGTATTCGTATTGTTCCCAATATTGCTCCTCTTTATTTTCGCTTCGTTTAAAAGGTTTGTCTGCTTTTGGTAAAGCAATACGGAGGTTTTGAATTTCAATGATCTGTCAAATTTGTCCAGTTTTACTAATTACTATAAAATCATAATCTGC